AAATATCAGGCTTGCACGGATAAAACTCACCTTGAACTCCTTTAATAATGTAATCACCTTCGGTTGCAATCATCAAACCTTCAAGTGTTTCTATTTTTAAAATTGGATTATCTAGGTCAGCGTAATCAATCCGGACTGGATCTAATCCTAATTCTGACAATTTTAAAATTGATTCTTCAGTATCTACGAACTGAACCGCCTCAATTACTACAGGTTTCTTTCTGTATTTCATTTCTTCAATCCTTTCTTTAAACCTTTAATTATTCCGCTGATTACGGCCAGAATAATAAAAGTTAAAAATAAAAATACCAACCACCCGAAAGAGATTGACACCCATTCCCAGATAAACATATATTTACTCCTTTCTGCCCTTCAACTTATGCATTCTTTTGAGGTTTAGCATTCTTTTCTACCCATTTTTTGAAAGCGTCAAAAGTATTAATGTTTTTAAACTCCAAATACTTTTCAACTTCTTCAATGGCTTCATCAACTTTATCGTCATGAAAACAGTAACCGTTACCCGATAAATCAAAAATTTTATTTTGGTTTTTCTTATCGACAATCCATAACTCCTCACCATGCCAAGCGCTCTGTGGGTCGTAACATTTCTTGGATTGAATTTCAAGGTCATTATCTTCAATCAATTCTATCAGCTTTTTGTACTTATTCATCAGATTCTCCTTTCTGAGCACGAAAAAAGCACTTAGATTTCTCTAGGTGCTTAATTGTTATAAATTAGCAATAGTATCCTGAATACTTTGCCATAATTCTTCATCGCTTACCCCTGCGTATTTCTTTTCTATTTCCTCAACAGGAGGAATAGTAATCTCATCAGGTTGAGAAAGCCAAAACTTTTCTTCTTCCTTGGTCAAAGTATAAGACATAACTAATCAATCCTTTCAAAAGTAAAGTCGTACTTTTCAGCGAATAATGCCAGTGTTTTTTCCTGTGCTTTTACTTCAGTATAACCTAATTTAATCATTTTTTCAATCAAATTTTCATATTCTTGATTAGCTTTTTTATGTATCCGTTTATTCGGTTTTGAATACCAATACACGCTTCCGTCGTGGCCTATCGTTAAACCATATTTTACAGTGTTATTTTTGCTCCTTTGTTGCAACGATGCAAAGTCGCTAAGCGATGGTGGATACCCTGACGGATGATTGTGAATTGAAACAAGGCTTTGTTCAGAGCTTTCTTTAAAAGCTTTTCTCACTTGGTCGTTATAAACTACACCTTTTATTTTTCTAGCTTTATTGCTTAAAGCAACAACTCTTCCTGTCTCTGCATCAAGCAAATAGTAGTCTTCATACTGTGTTCCGTTTCTATGCTGCAGTATCTGCCTTGAAACCCTTGCAATAGATTCGGATAAATTCGAAGTTTTTGGATGATTTTTTAATTTATCAACAAATTCATCGCTTCGGACATAATCTAAGTTCGCCCCGAATTTTCCTCCACTCAACTCACGCTCTCGTGGTTTTGCAACATATTCACTATACCAATCGTTATAAGACATATCAGCAGGCACATATTCGACTTTGCCAGTCTTGGGATTTCTCGCTCGTCGCTCTAGCTTGCTGTAATCTGCGTCCTCATCATGTGCGATAGTCGTAGACCTGCACCACGGATGAAGAGGTGGATAGTTGACACCAGGCTCAGCCTTGTCCGTATCGTAGACCTTGTTGTCATGTTCTTGGCAAATGTGCGACGTGCGCTTATCTAATACTGCTACGAACCGATACTTTGTAATCTCAGCATCTTCATAGCTGAGCAGTTCCATTTGGTTATGAAAAAAGGCTGACTCGGTACGAACTAAACGCCTAGCTTTGTTTTGTCCGACATTAAATCGTTCTGCAATAGCTTGAGATGTATCTCTCACGCTTCGGCCAGTCATAAGACTCACTAGGAGCTCGTCTTTCACACTCGAAGCGAGCGCCCCAGTATTTGACCATATTCTGTCTGAATAGGCCTCTCCCGTCCATTTTAGAGCCCTCAAACGCTTAATTTCAGTTTCAGGGAGACTAGAGAAACTATATGCTAGTCCTGTCTGCTGTTGCAGGTCAAAAGTAGCCTTGTAGTAGCTATCTTTCATTAAGTCGCTGTAAAAGGCATCTGAACCTGATTTTTCAGAGCGATAGATAGACTCACGCATGCGGTTTAGGTCGTCGTTTAGACGCTCTAAACGCTTCATGCGATAAGCGTAAGCCGGACTGTCCAAATCAGCAAGCAGGCGTTGAATATTCGGGTCATTCGGTCTAGCTTCAAGAACCTTGCGAAGTTCGTTAAGGTCCTTTTGGTCTTTCATGTTCTTCAAGACCTGACGAGCGTCACGCTCGCTCAAGCCATAATCACGCTGAAACTTATCAAAGACTTTGTTGATTTGCTTGTCTAGATAAGCTTTAGCTTGCTTGTAAATCTCGTCGAACTTGTCAGCTTGTTTCTCAGCCTTATCCATCTGTTCATAGATGAGATTAGCTTTCCTCTTGGTCCAGTAGTCCTTGTTCTTCATCTGCTACCTCTTCGTCTGGCTTCGTGTTCGCTTGATTAAAGAAAGGCACACGCTCCTTATTTTTTTCTTTCTCTTCCTCGAGTTCTTCTAATTCAGCGTCAGGATCTTCAACAAATGGCAAGAGAGAAATAAGCTGACGAAGTGATACCTTGCCCTCAAGATTATTGATAATCTGTGACAATTCAAGTAAGTTCTTAGGCAATCCACGGCTAAACTGTGGCACGATTGAATGTGCTTCAAGTGCAATCTGCTGCATACCCAAGTAATGAGCGAAGATAGCAATCCGCTGTCTAAGACCTCGCTTGTAGTTCGCTTCTTTCGTCTTAGTTATCATCTCAAGGCCCATCAGCTTGAATTCCATAGCTCAATGTTGTTACCGTAGAGGCTCTTTATCCTCTACTTCTTACGGTTTCCCGTAAGTTCAGACTATCTCTTCACCCCAATAGGGTGTCGGATTTCGTGGATATTTCTGCATATAAAAAAACGATACTATGTACCGTTTCTCACTTAGCTTACTTTATCTAGTCGTTAAACCTTACTGATATTTCTACCAGCAGTGGTAATTGATTAGCTTCAGTAATATGTTACAAACCTTCCTTTTTCATCTCTAACAATTGTCTTGCCAGACATGTCTACACCTTTTGAAAATTGTCTCAAATCGTATTTTTTATAATTCAATAAAACATCATCTATTGTATCATCATTGATGATTATATCATCTCGTTTTATAGAACGATAATATCTATAGACAAGAGTCGAAAAAGAAATGTTGTTTTCTTCAGATAATTTTTTTAGATAGTCTCTCAAGATATATCCCTTATACTTAACGTTATCAGAACGATTCCGTTTATTTGTATGTTCAGGAACCCACCTACAATTACTTGGTGAGTAGTCTTTATCATTATCTATCCTATCTAATTGCAAACCGAATTCTACTCCGTTTTGCATTGCCCAACTTCTGAACTTAGCTACATCACTAAATTCATCAGAAACGCCTATTCCACGTTTTCCATACCATTTGTAAGCCCAATGTTTTTCATCATAACATCTTGCTAACATAGAGTAATAAACTTGGTTTAGATGTTTGTGCATTTTATCTTTTATCATTTATTTTCTCCTAGAACTTTATACTCTTATTATACCATAATAGAATACAAAAATCTAGGATATTACTGTTTTGCGCCTTCCAATTTTAACCCGATTTATTACCTCAAAGTTACCTTTGAGGAGGGCAACTATTTTACCCCAGAACTATTGCCTGCGAAGTTCTTGTCTGTCAAATTCGGCACATGGCTGAATGTGTAGATGTCTTCTTTCAAGGCCTTTCGCAAGATTTCAGTTGCGTTCTCGTCCAGAGCATTTTTCAAGAAATCAGCCTTAGCATCTGCAGGCAATTCCAAAAGCCCTTCTTCAGCAAGGATACTCATTGCTTCCCTGGCATCTTCCAGATTGTCAGCCAACTGCGCACCGTACAATACGAGAATAGACTCAACCGCTTGTTCTTTGTCGTTGACACGATTTCCCATCAACGAGTTATAAGCATCAATCAAGCTGATCTGTTGCTCGTAGTCACCAATCGCAAAGTGATTATTTCGGTACTCGATGATTGGGATTTGGCCGAGATTATGTTCTTCTACTTGCTCGTTCCGTGTTGTCCCCATACTCGAATCACGCAGCACGATGTGATAGTGCAGGTTCTGAGTAAAGACTTCGGCTTGATACTTAGTCGTATCTTTCGTGTCATCTTTAATTTCGTAGTAGTAGACCGCAAACAAAGCCTTGCGTTCGATACTATCATCGTATACAAGAAATACATTCTCAGGGTCCACGCTAGTCGAATCAAGCTCAGTCAACCCCTCTTTAGCATAGATGTACTCGTAAGCACGTCCATAGATAGCCATGTTCAAAGCGTTCTGCGCATCTACTTGGTCAATTTCGGCACCGTCGAAAGCCTCAAGCAAAGGCTCAAGGTCGCTCTCAGCAGTATTGTTATACTTGATAGGATTGCCCATAAAATAGCCAGTAGACGTGTCCGCGATATCCTTAGCATGATTTGCTACTGTTTTAAAGTTTGGAGCGTTCTTGTTTCGTCGCTCATGCTTCAAAATAGCATGGTCACCAAGATAGTACTTCTTCAAATCTCGCAAGTGACTGCGTTCTTGTGTGTGCTTGCGAATCAGCTTGAAAATCAATTCCTTATTCAAAGCTGTTTCATCATATCCATCTCTCGGATAAGTTAAAATCTGATACATTTAATTCCTTTCTATAAGCCGTATTGAGAACGTCTGCGGACAGTTGCTTTTGGTTGAGAATGTTGTGAATAAATCGCATAACGCACCGCATCCAGCACGTCGTCATTCTCTTTCACTGGCTCGCCTGTCTTCTCATTCCAGATATACTGATAGACCTCATCTTTGAACTTGCTGACCTTATCCGAAACAACAAAAAAGCGCCCAGCTTTCATCAGCTTAGCGACTTCTTCAATACCAGACAAGACAGCTTTATTAGCGTTAAACGTCTTTAATTGCTCTCGTTGAAATCTAGCAACGTGTTCAGGTCGTGCGCTATCTGCCCAAAACGTGATATTACCATATCGGGCCTTGATATCTTTTGCTAGTTCCACCCAAAAGTCAATCTCTTTGTATTGGTGCGCATGCTCCTCTAAAAGATAAACCGAACCGTCAGATGTTTCTCCGATAACAACGATAGAGCCATAGTGTTCATATCCCCAGTCTACGCCTGCGTATATCTTCGTGATGTCTTTTGGCGCTTCATTCACAAACATATTCTCGCTAAAATCACGATAAACCACACCCTCTCCGGTCACCCAAAGGCCAAGGATATCTCGGTCATAGAAGACTCCTGCCGGTGTAGCTGATTTAATATTCTCACGATATCTATCAGACATGAATGTATTATCATCTAGCTTAAAATGAAAGTCGATAATCATATCATCGCCAGTGTTAATATAATCTCGTCTGAGCCAGTGCGTTGGAATGTCTGGGTTACTATCCCAAACAATCCGTGCGCCCTCTCCCGAGCAACGTGAGATGATTTCTTTGAACACTTGCTCATTAGCAAGTGATGCCTCGTTTATGTAGGCGCCAAATGCAGTAAAACCACGGGCACGCTTTAAACCAGAAATCGAACCAGTATATACTTGAATGATTTTGACCCCGCAAAGAGTGAAAGCTCCGTGTTTGTCATATTTCGGCTCGATACCAAACATATTATAGAGTTCTTGGATGATATTATTTTGAATTGATGTCGAAGATGTTCCGGCCAAGATATACATTGGTTCGTCAATATTCAACTTATCAGCTATTTCTCGAACTCGTGCGATCTCGTTCCCAAAAACAACATTATTTAGAACGGTCTTACCTGAACGCTTTGCACCATGCAAACCACAAATAAAAAAATCATCGTTTAAAACTCGTCTAAGGACTTGTTCTTGTTTTAGCGTGAATTTACTTGTCATTGAAAGCACCTCTCAAAGCCTTAGCAAATTCTACAAGCTTATCGTCGTGCTCGTCATCCATGCCGATTTGAGATTTGAGTTTCTCGATTTCAAGCTCAAGTTTCTCAGCTTGTTTAGCAGTCGGATATCGTTTCAATATCTCGGCTATCGCTTTAATAACCGTGTTATTATCCGCTTTTTTCGTAACTCTATCCACCACACCGGTCACCGGATTCATCATCAATACTTCTTCAAGTCGCTTGCCTCTTGCAATGTCTGAAAGAATCGAAAGAGCCTCTTTAGCACTCAGAATGTTCTCATCGTGCATCTTTTCGGTTTCTGTTTGTATGAACGTTTTAATGCTTGCATTTTCTAGCAATTTACTAGCGGTTGTTCTAGCGTAAGCCTCGCTATAACCTGCGAATATTGCGGATTGATAGACATTTCCAGTCCTCAAATACTCGCTCGCAAACATCTTTTGTCTTTGATTTAACCCAATGTCCATCACCTCCATTTTCTACAAAACAAAAAGCCACACGATTGTGTGACTTGATACAAGACCTCTC